GGTGGAAGAAGTAATAAAAAACTACATATAGATTTTTCTGATTTAGGATTGAACTTAAAAGAGATTCGTTTCGTAGGGTATTATTGTGCTAATAACTTTGATTCTATTTCCGCTATGCACGAATCTGGTTTATTGCCTACTTCTGTAAAAGGGGCTTCTGCTAGACTTCGTAGTTTGGAATTATTAAATAGACCAGCGATTAAAGAAGCAATACAGCGATTTATAGATTCAGAATTAGAGCCTAGTAGGGATAAGTTTAAGTTTCAGATAGTAAATACATGGGGAGCTAGAGCATTTTACGATATAAGTAATTTTTATTATCCTGATGGTAGAGCTAAACCATTAGACGAAATTCCAATAGAGGCTAGATGCGCCATTGATAGAATTATTCGAGATATTAAAGGCAAAGATGGTGAATATGATTTGGTCAATTATCAATTAGCAGATAGAGCACAAGCATACAAAATTTTACAGGAAGTATTAGATGTAAAGAAAGTAGAAGAGCAAGAAATATCTACAGATAGAAAAAAAGAAATCAATAAGATGTTTGCACAAGCAGGAGCTATGGGTGCTATTGCTGGAATTAAGAGTATGCAAGAAGAGCAAGAAAAAGCTATCCTACCTATAATCGAATCCGAGCCTATTCCTGCTGAATCTATTATAAACGATTATATGGAAAAGGAATTAGTACCTAGAAAAAAGAAAGGAGCTAAGAAGTTACCACAGGAGCGGAAACATGGCAAGTGATAAAAGTAGATCGTGGGTCACTAATGACCACATAAAAGCTATTTTACAACAACCTCATTTATTAGGATTTATAGGTGGTTATAAGGATTTAACTCCTTTACATTCTGAATGGGTGCATTATATATGGAATGCTAAAAAAGGTGTATCTTTAATGGCGCATCGTGGTTCTTTCAAATCATCGGGTGTTACAGTAACAGGTGCAGTTTGGCGTTTACTATTTAACCCAGAAGAACAGATTATGATTGTAAGAAAAACCCATGCGGAAGCTGTTGATACTGTAGCAGATATAGCTAAGATGATGAAGAATCCTGAAATTAGAGAAATATTTAAGTATGCACATGGAGAAACACCTGAATTTACAATGGAACGAATAGGGGAAGGTAAATTAAGTTTCTCATTTAAGACTGGTACTTCTATAGCCCCTTCTTTGTTAGGTATGGGATTAAATTCACCATTAACAGGTAAACACGCTACTTATATAGTAGCCGACGATTTATCAACACTGAAAGATAGATTAAGTCGAGCTGAAAGAGAGTTTACAAAGAATATCTGGCGAGAACTTTCATCTAACGTTATCAATAGGGATTGCCCATGTTGCTATATTGGAACGCCTTGGACTACATCTAACGGTGTTGAAGAAATTATACCAGAGCCTATTAAATATGATTGTTATAGTACAGGGTTGATTAGTGAAAAGCAGTTAATAGAGATTAAGTCTAAAACTATTCCGACGCTATTTGCTTGTAACTATGAATTAAAGATTGTAGCTGATGAAAAAGCTATGTTCAAAAATCCTAAATATGACGCATGGGATTTTAAGGCAAAGGAACGCCCTTACGCACAGATAGATCCTGCATTCGGTGGTGAAGATTTTAATGCTTTTACCATTATGGGTAGAAGAGATGATGGTGCTTTGCAAGCTATCGGATTCGCTAAGCAAGGTGTGGTAGGGGAATGGCTAGACTTTTTCAAACAGCAATGTAAGAAATATAAAGTACAAAGTGTCTACATAGAGTTAAATAGTGATCGTGGTTGGACAGCCTCTCAATTAAAGAACTTAGGGATAATAGCAAAAACTTATAATGAAAGTACAAAGAAACAATTTAAGATTGCTACATATTTATGGGAAGTTTGGGAACAATTATATTGGGTTAATTTAGACGATGATCCTATGCGATTAGATTATATGGCACAGATAACGAATTGGGAAAGTGAAGCAAAGTGCTGGGATGATGCTCCTGATTCGGCTTCGTCATTAGTTAGAGCCAGATTTAGTAAGAAGGCTTCAATGACAGGAAGATGGGGTTGGTAAATAATTTACAATTTTTGTATTGTTGTTAAAAGTAAGTGTATATGATACAATAAGTTATGAGTAAAAGATAGGAGGTCTAAATGCCAGAGGTAAGACCAGATAGATTAAAGTTAGACTTCGCACAAAGAAGTGATGGATGGAGTAACGTAGCATCAGGATTAGGCACAATAAAAGATAAACGAACATACACTAAATATAAAACTGATTTTCTTTTAGATAAGGAAACATTAGCTTCCGCTTATGTAGGTGATGGTTTAGTAAAACGAATTATAAATTGTATGCCTCAAGATGCCATGAGAGAATGGGGGCATCTAAACGAAGAGAAAAATCTAAAAAAGAAAAAGAAAAAGAATGTTATAGAAGCAGAAATGCAACGATTAGGTGCAATGTCTGTATTCTCGGAAGCCTTACAAATGTCTAGGCTAATGGGTGGTAGTATTCTTTTCATTGGAGCTACAGGTGCAGGATCTATAGAATCTCCGTTAGTAGCAACAAACATTAAGAATATCGAATACTTAAAAGTTTTTGATTTAGGTGATATTCTCACTAATGAATGTGTATTCGATGAAGATATGAATAGTCCTAACTTTGGTAAGATTAAATTATACAAAGTAAAAGTAAGAACTGGTGTAATGGTGGATTATAAAATGATTCACTATACTAGATGTATTCCTTTCTATGGTATGAAAGTACCAGCATCTTCTAATTCTATGGCTAACTCTGTAGAAATTAGATATTGGGGAACATCAGTATTACAATATATTATGAATGACTTAGCAGATTTTCGTGGAGTATTCGGTAATGTCGCCACTATTCTCAATGAGTTTATTATTGGTAAGTATAAGTTCTCTGACCTAGACGAAATTCTTTCTTCTGGTAATGAGAAGGCTTTACAGACTCGTGTAATGGCAATCGAAATGACTAAATCATCAATCAATTCCGTTCTCTTAGGTACTGATGAAGAGTATACAAGAGATTCGGCTTCTGTAGGTGGTATATCCGACTTACTAGATAGGTTTATGATGATTATGTCTGCTGTAACAGGTATTCCAGTTACTAAGCTCTTTGGTAGATCCCCTGCTGGCATGAATGCTACAGGTGAGAATGATTTGAAGAATTATTATGATGAGTGCCGTTCAATCCAGAATGATTTAACAGTACCTATCGAAAACTTCTGTAAGATTATCGGTGATTGGAAAAAAAGTAAAGGTGATATTGATTGGAATTGGAATCCATTATTTCAGTTATCCAGAAAAGACTTAGCTGACATTGAACGTGTAGAAGCAGAAACTAAGCGTACACTAAGTGATGCAGACCAGAGATATTTAACAGAAGGTGTTTTAATGCCAGAAGAAGTATATGGTATGCGTTTTGAAGAAGAGCTTGGCGCTAAAGATGCTAGTTTATTTGTATTACCAGACGTTCAAGAAACCAATAATGATCCTAATTTAGAGATGAGTAACGAGCCTCCTAAAAAAGAAGAGGTAAAAAATGTCTAAAGAATCACTAAAAGTTCATGTAAAAAAAGCATTTTCTTCTATGAGTCCAGCTAAAAGAAGGTACTTGATAAACAAAAAAGTAAGTATCAAGTTTCCAATTCGTGCAGAAAATAGAATGAATTCTTTATTAAAAAAGATTTTTACTGAAATTAGTGATAAGACTCTTATGAAAATAGAGAATACAAAGCATAGGTACACCATATATAGTATACCTATGCAATTTGATACATTTAGAAATGATGATTTTGCTTCTGAAATTGATAACTATATTAAGTCCTTAGAAAAGGAAGTTACTGAAAGTATAGAAAAAGGTACAATAGCAAAATTATCATTAGCTAATATGGTTAGTGAGTTAATGGTATTTGTAAAACAGTTTAATGTGAAAGAAGTAGATGCTTATTTCAAAACTGTATTGGGTTTCAATTTACCGTACACAGAAGAATGGTGGCAAACCGTTCAAACTGCAACGCTAGAGAATCTTAATGCTAGGTTGGTAGGTACAACGCAAGAGTACTTCCAGAAAGTGAATAGCGTCGTTTTTCAGTCTATTAGGAATGAAGAAAGTTTCGAGCAGTTAGTAGCTAATATAAAGAAATTAAATGGTTCACTTACTACTGCTAGAGCTATGTTTATCGCTAGAGATATAACAGGAACACTTAATTCACAGATAGCAAGAAACATTCAAACTTCTATGGGCATGGAAGAGTACAACTGGCGTACCCAGTATGATGAACGTGTTAGAGGTAGACCGGGCGGTATTTATCCAAAGTATATACCTTCTCACTGGCTCATGGATGATAAAGTTTGTAAATGGAATAATCCTAGTATAGTTTCACTAGATTTTGGTAAAACATTTATTCCTAAGTTACCTAGTATGCCTTTCATGCACCCGGGAGAAGATTGGGCGTGTAGATGTGTAGCTACACCGTGGATAACACCGATATTAAAAGAAGTGGATAGTGAATTAAGGGGGAGAAATTAAGTGGCTAAACTAACAAAGGAAATGATAGACTTTCTCGAAAAGACTATGGAAAATGTAGAATATGGAAGTATTACTTTACATTTAATCGAACATTCTAATGCTATTGATATTGAAGTTACCGAACGTAAACGTATGAATAAAAATAAAGAAGAAATTGCTCCCGGTACTGTAGTAGTTAAAAAGGTGATTAGAAACGATTAAAAAATTACAATTTTTGTATAATTGGTAAGATACGCTAAATATGTTATTATACATTATAGGGAAAGAAAAACACTGACTGAATTACAGAGGTGAATTACTTAAAAGGTAGTTCACCTTTTTTTATTATATGGAGGTATTCATGGAATATGAAGAATTAGAAGATCCACCTTGCTCTAAAGAAATATATGATGCTATGAGTCAAGAAGAAAAAGAAAAATTACATGATGCTTGTGGTAAAAAAAAGAAAGTAGATAGATCGGATAGATGGGAAAATTATCCATTAGAAAACTTTAAGAGAACTGATGAAGGTTATCTTACAGGAGAAGCGATTGTAACGAATATCGGAGTATTCCGCTATATGAATTATGATGGCACTTTCCGATATGAATTACGCACAAGAGAAGAAGTATTTAGTGAAGAGACTATTAAATCACTTAAAGGTAAGCCAGTTACAAACGATCATCCAACGGTAATAGTTGATAGCTCGAATGTAGGTAGTTTAGCAAAAGGTTTTACAGGTTCTAATGTACGAGCCGACCCATTATATCTAGCAGTAGATATGACAATTATGGATGCAGGATTAGTAAATGAAGTACTTGCTGGTAAACGTGCAATATCCTGTGGTTACTCATGTGATACTGTAGAAGAATCTGGTGTATGGTGCGGTATTCCTTATACTCATGTACAAAAGAATATCAGAATGAATCATGTAGCGATTGTAGATACTGGTAGAGCTGGTGATGAAGCTAGAATCAATTTAGACTCAAAAGACAATATATGGATTCGGATTAAAGAGGAGGCTACGATGGAAAAGAAAATCGTAAAACTCGATGGTGCTGATTTTGAAGTAGAAGAGAAAGTAGCAGACGCTATTGTGGCGGTTATTGCTCGTGCTGATAGTGCAGAAGCACAAGTCACTTCCCTTACTGCTGAAAAAACTGCAATCGAGGCAGAGAGAGATGCAGGAAAAGAAAAACTTGATTCTGTAAATAAGGAGCTTGAATCGCTGAAAGCGAATCATGTAGACGCTGACAAAGTAGCAGAAATTGTCAAAGCTCGTGTTGAATTAGTTGCATTTGCTAAAGAGCAAGGTGCGGAATTCAAAGATGATTCTTCTGATGTAGAAATCAAGAAAGCAGTTATTGCAAAAATGTACCCTAACGCTAAACTTGACGAAGCAAAAGACGAATATGTACAAGCTCGTTTTGACATAGCTATGGAAGATGCAAAAGTAGCTAAAGAGAAAAATGATGATGCTGGTGTTCGTTCACTCAATCAGAATAAAACTGATAACAACATTGTTGATCCAGAGAAGAGTCGCAAGGCTATGATCGAAAGAGAAAGAAATGCCTATAAAGGCAAGAAAGAATAAGGAGGCTGAAATATGGCTTATGGAGCTTACGGTGATTTAACACCTAATAAATTAGGTTTAGTTTTTGGACTTGAATCTAATGTAGAATCTAAACTCGTTGCAACTGGTGTAACGATTGCTTTTGGAGAGCCTGTTTTTGTAAAGACAGGTGATGATGAATGTGCATACTTACCAGATAGCACAGATGCTACTCGCAAATTCTTAGGAATTGCGCCTATATCACATCGTTCTTATGTATCGAGTGATGGTGGACAGTACAATGCTTTTGATACAGTAAACGTATTAACCGAAGGTCAAATCTGGGTAGCTTTAGCAACTGGTGTAACAGCTTGTGCTAATAAACCAGCTTACATTGTTGATCTTACTTCTGATGGACAGTACAAAAAGTTCACTGATGTTTCTACTGATAATTACGATACAGGTTGTTATTTCCGTTCAAATCCTTTGAATGGTATGGCTATTCTTGAAGTTCGTGGTCTTAAATAATCTAGGGAGGATATAAATGGAAAAATCTATGTATAAATTAGATGCTGGTGAATCTGCATTCTTTGCGAATCAGTTAAACCACATTAAGGCATCTACATACGACGAGAAGAATGCACCTGTGTCTTATCGTGAAGCATTCCCTGTGAGTGCGGAAGCGGAGGGTGGTGCTACTGAAATCACTTGGAGACAATACAAGGGTATTGGTATGGCGAAAATCATTGCAGATTATGCAAAGGATTTCCCAAGAACTGATATTGGTGGTATCGAACACACTGTAAAAGTAAAGCACGTTGGATCAAGCTATGCTTATTCAATCCTTGAAATTCGCAGAGCTTCTATGGCTGGTGTACCTCTTGAACAAAGACGAGCAACCATGTGTCGTGAGTCTATTGAACGCAAGTTAAATGCACTCGCTTGGAATGGTGATGCTAAAGCACAGATTCAGGGATTCATCAAATATCCGGGAACATCTGAATATACCGTTCCTGCTACTGGTACTGGTACTACTAAGACTTGGGCAACAAAGACTGGTTTACAGATGCTTACCGATCTTAATGGTATTCGTGGTATCGTTCTTGGTGCTACTAACAACATGGAACAGATTGATACTATCCTTGTTCCTTTCCCACAGCTTGAACTCTTGAAGAATACCTTAATTGGTACTGCTTCTGATACTACTGTATATGAGTTCTTTAAACGAAATAACCCCGGTATTGAAATCATGGGTGTTCGTGAGCTTGACGGAGCTGGTACTGGTGGAATCGATATGTTTGTGGCTTACGTTCGCAAGCCTACTCATATTACCTTTGAACTCCCTATCGCTTTTGAACAGCTTGATGCTGAAAAAGAAGGTATGGAATATAAAGTTCCTGCATTCGCTGGTACTGCTGGTATTATAATGTACTACCCACTTGCTTGTGCATGGGGTGAAGGACTGTAATAGCTAACTTTATGTAAAAATAAATATTAAATTGTATTTCCCCCAGCCGTAGGGTAGCGTTGCTATCCGAAAGCTGGGATTTATTAGAACTTTTACTTGGGGGTAAAATTAGATGTTACTAAAATGGAATAAAGACCATATCAATGGCATACCGGTTGTTACTGGTAAAGAATCAACAGGCGCACTATCGAAAGATATGATAGTGATACTCATTCCCGGTTGGAATGAAGTTACTTTTCAACAGTTTGAAATCATCCTACCGATGATTAAAGATAAAATAGAAGATGGTTCGATTGAAGTTTATGGCAAGAAAGAAAAGAATGAAGCTGGTGAAATGGTTTATGTAGACCAATTATTTATTGATGTGCGTAAAGACTTTGCTAGAGATATTATTCGTGAATGCTATAATCCTAAATTGTTAAATAAATGGTTAAATGATCCTAAAGTTGAAAAGGAGCATTACGTTGCTCTTACACAACGATTAGCAGAAATTGACGATGCTTTCAAAGAATAAGTGAGGTAATACATGGCAAGCACCACAGACGATTTTATTCAGGCATTATGCCCTGCACTATATAATAGCTCACTTAAAGGTGTGTACCTAGAGATTGCCGAGATGCTTACATCCTCTGCTTTCTTTGGGGCTAAATATAGTTATGCGGTTGCTCTTCGTGCTTGTCATAATTTTACTTTAGATAAAACAAGACCTGATGGTACTGCTGGTTTAATTACTGGTAAGACAGAGGGTAGACTTTCAATTAACTATTGGAATGAAGTACCTAAAGGAAGTAATACTGATTTACACATGACAACGTATGGAAAGAGATTAAGAATTTTAATACATACTCTTACTGGAATGGTAAGTACATCGAACACTCTTATTGATATGAGTACAGGTACTTTACCAGAGGAATACTAGATGTTCTTTGAAGAGAAAGAGTTTAAGGTATGGCGCTATACCGCACCAGTAGATAATTGGGGTGATCCGACGTATGTATACCTTACTACGGTAAAGGGAACGGTTCAGCCTTTTAGTGGTGATGATGGAATTAGAAACCATCAGAATGTAAAAAATGTAAGATTAGTATTAGATCTTCCTATAGATACTATAGTAGAAGAAGAAGATGAATTAGAAGATAGTAAAGGGAAATTCCATAGGATATATTATATACAACCTTGGGATTCTGGTATTTTACCGCATAATGAAGTTTTTATGGGTGATACACAATGGGTTAGAAAATGAAAAATCAATTAGATGGATTAGAAGATTCCTTAAATACTTTTATAGAGGGTATGCTTAATGCTCGTGCGCAAAAAGCTGTAGAGAAAATGAAAGAAGATGCAGAGGGTGATGAAAATAGATTAAGAGATAGTTTAACTTATGCAACAATATCTGAAACACCTAGACCGGGCGGTAATGCACAATCTGGTGATGAAGTGCCTACTGTTACAGAAAAGAATACAGTAGTGTTAGGTACAAGAGTTCCTTACGCTATTTATGTAGAGAAGGGTACTGGTCAACATTTAACAGACGATCAAGCACAGGATTTCGAGGATAGTATTACCGATTGGGGTAGACGACATGGCTTTAGTGAAGCTGGTATATTCTTCTTAAAGAAGAGTATTAGAGAAAAAGGTACACCAGCAAAACCTTTCTTCCATAGTCATGCAATAGACTTAATGAATCAAAAAGGTGAAATGGGTAAAGAGGTATTAGGTAAAGTAAAAGAACTATTTATGAAAGTTAATAGTAATGTGGATTATTTCAAAAAAGTGGAGGTGCAAATAAAATTATGATTGAACAAGCATTAGTAAATTATTTGAATAATTATGCACCACTTACAGCACTAATAGGTAAAAATGTTTTCTATCATAGAGCGCCAGAAAAGAAACAAATGCCGTGGGTTATAATTACTAATTCAGGTGGTATGCGTAGAAGAATGACACAAGGTGATAGAAAAGGATATAGTGGAAGAACGGAAGCAAATGATGTTCTTACACTATACGTAAATGCAGTTAGTCAATTCTCTTGTAAAGAGATTGCTGATAAAGTTATGGATGCTATAGAGAATTATAGAGGTGATATGCCACCAGCGGAAGATACATTCTTTCGTTGTGGTACAGTGAGGGATTTAGATGGGTTTAACAATACTTCTGTAATGTTAATTACCGTTTATGTTTTATATGTATTTAATACAAAATTTCCTAATTAGGGGTGATAATGAATGGGTTAATATACGCATTTATAAATAAAGAAAACTGGAAAATGTATGTAGGGCAAACTACGAGAGATAAGTATAGAGTTAGAATGAATCATCATTTTAGCTCTAGTGGCGGTGGTACTACTATTATGAGTCATGCAATAAGAAAGTATGGTAAAGACGGTTTTGAAATAGTTACCTTAGAAGAAGGAATTCAGACGCAAGAAGAACTTGATAGTAGAGAAAGTTACTATATTGATTACTATAATACGTTCAGTAAGAATGGTTATAATATGACTACTGGTGGGCAAGGTTCACCGGGTGCTAAACGATCAGAGAGTGCAAAAAAAGCTATTAGCAAACATAATCCAAGATATTGGAAAGGTAAGAATCTTACCGATGAATGTAAAGCTAAGATTTCACAAACATTAACTGGTAAAGTGCAATCGGAAGAAACTAAAGCTAAAAGAGCTGAAAGTCTTAAAAAGGCTTGGGCAGAAGGTAGACATAAAGACAAACATTCAGAAGAAAGTAAAAGATTGATAAGTAAAAATAATAAGATGAAAAAGAAAGTTAGGTGTATTGAAACTTGCGAAGTTTTTGATAGTATTACACTAGCTAGTAAAAGTATAAAACGATCAGTATCTTTTGTTAGTGTTTGTGTTAATAAAGGTAAAGCTGATTGTAATAACAATCATTGGGAATTATATAAGGAGGCTTAATTATGGCATTTGTACAGCGCAGATGTATAGGGGATGATGGGGTTTTGAAACGAGTTGCACTTGGTGCAGAGGTTGTAGGTAATGGTACTTTAACAATAGCAAAAGGTGCTTGGGTAAAGATTACAGCAGTAGCTACTTCTGGGAGTCTTTTTAACTCACTTGTAGTTGGTGATTACTATTATGCACCTGTGGAGATTACTCCTATCGCTGGTGATAAATGGAAAGTAATGACACTTACGGATATGGCAGACCTTGCTGGTTGGTCATTTGAACTTTCTGCTGATGAAGTAGAAACAACTGTACTTGCTGATACATTCAAACAGTATCGCAAATCAAAGAAAGATGCGACTGGTACAGCATCATTCGTTTATATCAAGGGTGTAACTGATTTAGATGATAACCTTTCTAATTACTTCTTTAGAAAGATTAACATTGATGCTACTGGTAGTTCAACTGTATCTGATGTTAAAGATACACCATTCCTTTTACTTGGGTATATCGATCAGGGTAAAGAATCCACCGATGATAACTATACCAATGCTCTTGTAATGGAAGTAGAGTTCTATAACTTCTCATTACCTATGAACATGGCAGAAGCAGTAAAAACAGATGCTACATTCCGTTTAGCTAATGGTTCAAACCCATCACTTTACAGAATCGCATTATCTGCTGATCTTTAATCTTAAATAATTAAAAAATAATTGCAAAATATGGGTAGTTGAAAGACTACCCTTTTTTATGCTATAATGTATTCATAAGAGATACAGGGGGTATTTAGATGGTAGTAACAGTGGCAAGACAAACAGAGTATATTCCAGAATGGAATGGTAATAAGACAGACGAGAAACCTATTGTAATCGTGCATAAAGCACCAACAACGGTTCTTTCAGAAATGCTTATTCCTAAGCCTGTTTTCAAAATGAAGATGGGTAATGATGGTAATGGTTCTGTAAGTGAGACAGAGTTCACAGTAGATTACAAGAAGATTGTAAAAGAAATGGTAATTGAGATTAAGAATCTTACCATTGATGTAGATGGAAAACCATTAGTAATTTCTAATGTAACTGATTTATTCAGTCCTTCTACTCCATCATGTATTAACGGTTTAGTGGATGATGTTGGTTTATACTTACAGACTTTACTTTCTGCTAAGGAAGCTAAAACAAAAAACTAAGAATAGCCTACCGCATATATAAAGGTGGTTGGCTAGACAAACCAATTCTGAAAGGCAGGGAGAATCGAATAATCCCTGTCATGGAAGGTATCATAATAAGAGCTAAAGACTTACAATCTTATTGTGATGAATACTTCTTTTCCGCTATGGAGAAATGGGCATTAACTAAGATGTGGGGATTACCTAATGGTTGTGGTTGGGCAAATGAGCCTAGCGAATTCATAGATGCAATTACCGCATTAGAAAGTGAACAGAACAAAATGGAAAAAGAGCAAATGGATAAAATGAAAGAAAAATAATTTACAAAAAGTGGGCAGTTGAAAGACTGCCCTTTTTCATGCTATAATGATAATATAGAAGAAGAACTATATATAAAAATTGGAGGTCAGTTATGACACAGGAAGAGTTATTATTAAAACTATCAGTAAGTATGACTGGCATGAAAGAAGTTATACGAGATTATGAGAAGTTAATAGAAGGTACTAAAAAGACACAAACAGCTATTGAGAAATTAGGCACAGAATACTCTAATATGGTAAAGGTGAATAAACTTTTGCATAATGGCGTAACTGATACTAAGACTAAAATGAATATGCTTGAGACTACTATTAAGAGCTTAATTGCTAATGGCATTAAACCAGCAAGTAAAGAAGTTCAGAGTCTTACAAATCAGTATAAAAAATTACAAGAACAACAAAGTAAGGCTGGTAAAGATAGTGGTTTTTTTGATGATATAGTAAAGGGTATTGTAGGTGCTAATATTGGTATGGCTATTTTTAATAAAACAGTACAAGCGGTAATATTTACGTTGAAAACTGGTTTTGATTTCAATAGAATGATGGAATCTAGTCAAATGGCTCTAGGTGTTATGTTTAGAAGTCAAGAGACTGCAATATCTTTAATTGGGCAGTTCAAAACCCTCTCCGCACAAACAGGTATTAGTTTACAGGATGCAAGTGAGGGAGCTAAGCAGTTATCCGCTTATGGTTTTGGTGCAGAAGATTTAGTAGATAACATGAAGATGTTAGGTACTGTATCTAAAGCCGTAGGTACATCGCTTGGTGATTTAACTTACGTTTATGGTACTTTACGATCACAGGGAAGAGCTTATACTAGAGACTTAATGCAATTCGCAATGCGTGGTATACCTATCTATGAAGAACTAGGGGCTGTATTAGGTGTTGATGGATCTCAAATTAAGAAGATGGCAGAAGATGGTAAAATAGGATTCAAAGAAGTTGAAAAGGCTTTTAAGAATATGACAGGTGAGGGTGGTAAGTTTGCTGGTATGCTTGAAAAAGCAATGGACACTATGGATGGTAAACTAGCTAAACTTGATAATAATTTTAAGCAATTTTCTGGTAATATCACAAAGAGTTGGACAGACCCTATAGTTAGAGGATTTGCTGATGTAACTAATTCTTTCTTGGAAAGTAGGAATAAGACAGTAGAAGGTTCTGAATTAGTTAAAACTGCTAGTAAGGCTCTATATAAAGAATACTTAGCAATAGGTGATGTCATAAAACAAAATGCGGTAATACAAGAAGCATATAATGTTCAAAATAAAGGAGCATCTAAACAGTTTATAGATGATGTTAATAATGAGAATCTTGTATTATCAGACCAAACAGAACAATATAGACAGCTAATTATTAAAGCTAGAGAACTACAAGGATTAAAAGAAAATGGAACTAAACAAAGCACAATACTTCCTTTTACTGCAAAAGATGTTACTGCACTAGCAAGTACAATAACAAAAGATCAGCAAGTATCTACTACAAAAAAAATGGTTAATGGTAAAGAATACTTAATAAAAGATAGTGCAGAGATTCGTAGAAGAGAAGAACAGAATGCTAAATTACTAGAAGTAACACAAGCTGGTATGGAAGCTATGATTAAAGGTGCATCACAAGGTGGTGCTGATCTAAATAAAGTGGCATCATTGATACAAGCTAAATATGATTTAACTTGGCAACAGGCTGTAATGGCTGTATCTGTTACTAATAATCTTACTAAAAACGAGTATGATGAAATGATAGCTAATGCTTCTCAATTTTCTGTTGATTGGATTGATATTATAGAAAAATTCTCTAAAGATGGTAGTGGTTTAATGCAAACTATGGCGAGTGATGCTTCCAATTCTGTAAGAGGCTCTATAGATGCTTTTAATAGTATAACTAGGGCAGGTTTTAATAATACTACAGATTATATGAAAGCTCAAAGCGATCAGGCTGAAATACTAATAGAAAAGTTAAAAGGTGATTTACGTGCTGTAAATGAAACTACTGTTACAGGTGATAATGTAGAAAAGAAAAATGCCTATATGAAAGAGCTGAATAAACTTATAGACTTCTATGAGCAGTATCTTAAAAAAACTGGATCTTCTTCCGCTGTAGTAGCTGATAACTTCTGGCAACAGTATATAACTAACCGTAAAAACGTAGATACTACTTTAGAAGGTTTAGCAATACAGCAGAAATTAGTATCTGTGATAGGGCAACAGCTTACTGGTGACGCAGGATTAGATGCTATAAATCTAAAATATGCTATACAGAGAAAAGAAGTAGAAAAGATTACTGATGAAGAAGAACGAAAACTTAGACTACTCGCTTTACAGAATGAACAATTAGCAGAACAAAAGAAAACCTATGAAGATATTTATAATAAAGCCAAAGCATCCAAAGGTGGTAGAACAGAAGCACAGGGTAAGATAGAAGAAGAAGCTGGTAAACAAATTCAATTACTACAGAAAGCTATGCAAGATGTTTTGGATAATAAAGACTCCACAGCAGAAGATAAAACTAAAGCACAGTGGGGCGCTGGTATGAAAATACAGGCTATTATAAATAAGGCTGAATTTGATAAGATTATTGCTGGTTCTGAAATACCAATGATGATAGAAGGCATGAAAATGCTTGGTTTTGCTATCAGGGATTACACTAAGGCTATATCCGATTCACCATTAGGCAAAGCTATAGTTGGTATTGTAGCAGGATTAGGTAAAGGTATAACAGACATTGGTCAATGGATCGCTAATAGTGATGTTGGCAAAGGTGTTAGTAATTGGGCTGGTGGTGTTGCAAAAGGTGCTGGTGAAATGGCAAATAGAGCTGGTGCTTGGATAGCAACGCAAGATCCTCGCACAGAAGAAGAGAAAGCAACAGATACTAAAAAGATTGCACTTATGAGTAGCTTTTTTGGTGGTATAGGTTCTTCTATAATGACACTTATTCAACCAGTTATTGATATAGTTGGTGGTGCATTTGGTGGTTTAATAGGCATGGTTATGCAAGCTGTAGGAAGTATGGGAAATCTTATGAAAATATTAGATCCACTTTCTACTATATTTGAGGGCTTCACGGAAGTAATGATGATAGTAGATGAAGTACTTAAACCAGTAGTACAGATGTTTAAGAATATTGGTAAAATGATAGCAGTAATAATTCTACCGATACTAATGGTAGTGGGTCAAGTACTAGCCTCTTTTGCAGAAGGTGTTAATTCTATATTAGAGCCTTTCTTAGCTTTATTTGGTGTAGTAAATGACCAAGCAGAAGCGGTGGAAGAACAGAATAAGAAACTGGAAGATTTATATGACAAGAATCTTAAATCATTACAGGATCTTTATAATGTTGGGGCTATCTCTGGTAAAGAATATGAAGCGAGATTAGCTATGATGGGTAATAGACCAGAGGGTGAGCTTAATGCCAGTTCAATGGTTAGTATGTCAGAAGGTATGCAGGAATTACTAGCTATATGTAAACCATTCTTTGATTGGGTTAAAACATTTGGTATGGGTATAGGGGAAGTTATAAAAGGTGTATTAGGTGGTGTGGCAGAATATATAATAACAGGATTAAAAAGTGTTGGTAATATATTCGGTGGTTTTGGTACTATGATTGCTGGTTTATTCTCTGGTGATGGTAATATGATTGCTAAGGGATTTAAGATGATTCTGCAAGGTTTATTGGATTTAATACTTGCACCTTTCAATCTAATTATATCCGCTGTAAATGGTATCTTTGATGCCCTTCGCACAATCTCATTTAGTGCTATCAATATACCTAATTTAGAGAAGTTGGGTTGGACTTTAGCAGTAGGCACAGCCAATATACCCCATGATAATATAGCGCAAGTACATAAAGGTGAAGGTATTATACCAGCAACCTTCATGGAGTCTATCCGTAAAGGTGATTTATCCCTTTCTGGTGGTGGTAAAGGTTCTAGTAATGTAGGACAACCAATAGTGGTCAATGTTTATGGTACAGTTACCTCCGAACGTGATTTAGTAAAATTTATCGCTAAGGAATTACCCAAAGCTAGTAAACTTGGGTACGTTTAATGTAAAATTGTAATTACCAGATGTAAATGGTATAATGTAGCCAGCTCTTAGGGGTTGGCTATTTTTTTATATAAAAGGAGAACAAATGAAAGTAGAAATAAATTTCCAAGAAGGTGGTGGGTGGGTAGCAATTACGAATCTAGTTAAAGATACTATGAGTATTACAAATAGAGCTTCTAGTGATTCATACCATTGTGCTACGAATCTATGTAATTTTGAATTGAATTACAGTACTAATGTTTTTGATGCAATCAGAAATGCTACTAAGGATATGTTATTAAAAGTATATGATGATTCTAATATCGTTATATTTTCTGGTTATTTCAAACCTAATACTACATTAACATATAATGGTATTGTTGAATTACAGAACATAAAAATAGAGGCACAGGATTTTACTGAATATCTACGTGTTCCTAGTGGTACAGCAGAAGATGATGATGTAGCGTATGAGAATTACTATATTATGAATAATGCTGATAAACCTCATTCTATTGTTCATGCACTATTTACTAAAATAGGTTTAGATGTAGCTCTGATTGATGCTAACGTAAATATAATGAATACAGTAGAAGCATTTACTTCTACATCTTTTGAAGAAGAAGTTTTATCTATGTTAGATACTTTACTATATGAATATGGATGGGTATGTAATTGGAATGAACAGGGGTTATTTTCGCCTATAAAATGGTTACAAACTGCTGGTGCTACTCCTACATTTACTTTTGATGATTCTAATATAATGGGTGATATAAACGATTCAAAGAATACAATAGAGCGTGATGGTTCTCAAGTAACTTGGTATGGTTTAGGAACGAAAGCGAATACTCGTGTCTATACAGCAGATTTACCTTTTGCTGATGATGGTTCTTTTGAAGGTTACGCTGTATTGGCTGGGTTTGATTATCCAGTAGAAGCGAATGTTGATGATGATACTACTGGTCAGAAAATGAAAGTATGGCAAGAGTATACCGATTCTGGTGTTAGATATAAAACAAGTAAGTATGTACAAGATGAATATGCAATGGACTTTGCGTTAAAGAATGCAGACTTTGCTGAAATACTTATTACTAAGAGTCATGTTTTATCCGATAGAAAAGATGCTGGTTTGGATTTAATACTATCAGAGTTTAAGAATAGAAGGGCTAGAATACTTTACCGCAATGCTCAATTAACAAGTAGAGATTTATATTTCATGCACATTGACGCAACTGTAGTATATAAGAGTAGCCAACAGAAATGTAAAGTACAATTAGTTGCTAATTCAAATAATTTAGAGAATTACGATAGTAGATTTTTATTCACACAAATAGATGCTGATAAACTATGCCAAGCTAAATCAGTTATTGTACAACAAGGTACAAATTCATATAGCTTTAATTCAGAAAGTAAAGTAAACGAAGGTGCTTATGTTCAAGTATCATTAGGTAATGGTACAGTGGCTACTGGTATAGTATTAGAAAGAAATTGGATTGAGAAAACTAATATATACTCTTATAAGATTCAAGGATATAGTTCAACGTATGTAGCAGTTACAGCAAGAAGTGTAATTCAATCTAGCATTAGTCCAGATTCTAGTTCTGTAATAGGAATGAGTAAACCGTCTACACCTTCTGCTTCTTTTAGTGGTGAGACAGTATTTCATTATTATCCAGATCATACAGTACCTACTAAACCAAGTACTGATATTAAACTTAATATGGCAGATCCTACTTTTGTTGTTTCTGGATATCAATGGTACTACACTAATAATTTAGGAAACGATGTTGCTATTTCAGGAGCTACAACAAACACACTTCATGTAGATTATAATAGTTCATGGCTACAAGGTGATAAAACTGTAATAGTATGTAAGCTGAATAATTTATATGTTTATGTAACGACAATTACAGTAGTACACGATATGCCTATTTATGACATTAGTTTTACTACTGATACTTTTGCAATAGCCTACGACCAATATTTAAGTAATGTTTCTCCTACTGGGAATTTAACCTTTACCGCTATATTAACAGAGAATTACGTACCAATACTAACTGATGTGACTTACACATGGACTGCTGGTGGTTGTTTAAGTGTAGTTAGTGGTGCTAATACAAGTACATTAACCGCTGTAGCAAATGCCAATAGACAAAGTGGTGAAACTTTTGTTAAATGCGTTATTGTACATGGTTCTATTACTAGAGAATATAAAGCAATTATTCCTGTTACATCTTACGATTCTACTTTGGATTGGAGTGTTGAATGGGATGAAACTAAAGCTAAAATGTTCAATCAAGATATAGTAGTTGGTAAGAATGTAGTTGCTGGTGCTATATATGCTGGTACGTTAGAAGATGATCCTAACCATGTAGGGTTTAAGAGATTGAAAACTGGTATTGCTTTTGGTAATGATATACAGATTGCAGGAACTACAACTACAGAAAAGAAGAGTGGTTTAGTAACTGTACAGAATGGTATAATTACTGCGTTCATGGACACGGAAGGTAATGCTACTTGGAACGGTACAATTACTTCCGATGGCTTAAATACCAGTATAGCAAATATCAATGGTGGTTTAACTATTAGTGATAATGGTTGGGGTGCTACGAGTGATGCAGAACAAGCCTATTTCGATTCTGATGAATTGTTTTTTGATAGAAAAGATAATGATGCTGTATGGGGTGGTGAAAGTGCTATAAATAATGCTAGTAGTGAATTCCTTTCTCTTATAGGGCAAAGTGATAATTCTTTTAGAGTTGCGTACAGAAGAAATAGTGATAATTATTTAGTACAAAAAACTTCTACTGATGGTATTACTTGGAGTGGTGAAAGTATTATAAATAATGCTAGTATTTCATATCCTTCTTTAATTCAACAAAGTGATAATTCTTTTAGAATTGCATACAGAAGGGCAGATAGTTATTTAGTACAAAAAACTTCTACTGATGGTGTTACGTGGAGTGATGAAAGTATTATAAATAATGCTAGTTCTAATTCTATAGTTTTAATACAACAAAGTGATAATTCTTTTAGAATAGTGTATAGGAGAAATTCTGATGGTTATTTAGTACAAAAAACTTCTACTGATGGTACTACTTGGAGTGGCGAAAGTATTATAAATGTAAATAGTATTTTATTACCTTACCCAACTTTTATACAGAAAAATAATGGTAGTTTTGTGATTGCGTATACTCTTACTGGTACTACTACTCTAGTGCAAAGAACTTCTACTGATGGGGTTACTTGGGGTGGTGAGGTTATTATCAATAGTGTTAGTAGTGGTTATCCATCCTTAATACAACAGATTGATGGGAATTTAAGAGTAGTATATAGAAGAAATTCTGATGGTTATTTAGTGCAAAGATTATCTTCTGATGGAAATACATGGAGTGGTGAAATTATTGTAAGTAATACTAGTGGTAAATACTCTTCTTTAGTACAGCAAAATGATGGAAATGTAAGAATTGTGTACGTAGGAGTAAGCGATTATATTTACCAACGTACACTAAAAATAAATTACCGCACAGTAGAGATTAAATCCAATGCTGATCTCACTGGTACTGTGAAAACCTATGACGCTACTGGAAAATCAATAGCATTAGAGGGTAGCAATATTATGTTGGATTACAACAATGGTGCAACTTCACCACTTATCTGTGATAGAACTAATTGGAACGGTACAGGTAATAATGGGCAGAGTCCCGCATTACAACAGGTAGTAGGTCAGTTAGTTTGGAGAGGAGCGGGTTACAATAATGGTCACGCTATTTTCGATGCTAGTGCAGGATTAAGCCCCGAAGGTACAGTGATAAATAGAGACAATGCGAGTATTCGTTGGATTTCTACTTATCCTTCTCTTATGGGTTGGAATGGTACAAATACTTATGGTGTTAAGGTTGATAGAGCATACCAAGCAGAGAATCTAACTGGTTATTGCCAAGATATTACTAATACTGATTTGAATAATTTAGTATCTCAAGGTTTCTATAAAGGTCAAAATCTTACAAACGCCCCAGAGATCCCTTATACTTGGTGGTTCATCACCATGCAGAGTCATGATACTACTTGGGTTAGACAAACAGCTAGTAATTTTGCTTTTGGTAATGAAGGTATTACTTTTTATAGAATTAAAAGAGGAGGTGTATGGCAACCTTGGGAACAAATCTACGACTCTAAATGGAATGGTACTAGAACGATTGGTGACACAGTTATTAGTGCAGAGAGTGTGGTGAATAGTGCTGGTAGTACTTATCCATCTCTAATACAACAAAGTGATAATAGTTTTAGAATTACTTATATGAGAACTTCTGATAATTATTTAGTACAACGTACTTCTACTGATGGTATTACTTGGAGTGATGAAAGTATTATAAATAACGCTAGTAGTAATTATTCTTCTCTAATACAACAAAGTGATAATAGTTTTAGAATTGCTTATATAATAACTGGAACTAATTATTTAGTACAACGTACTTCTACTGATGGTATTACTTGGAGTGATGAAAGTATTATAAATAATACTATTTGTGAGTTCACTTCACTAATACAACAAAGTGATGGCACTTTTAGAATTGCTTATAGAAGATTAAGCGATGGTTATTTAGTACAAAGAACATCATCTAATGGTACTACATGGAGCAGTGAAAGTGTAATAAACGCTGTTAATAATACTGGTGTTTACCCTTCACTAATTCAACAAAGTGATAATACTTTTAGAATTGCTTACAAGAGGAATAGTGATAACTACTTAGTACAGAAAACTTCTACTGATGGGATAACTTGGAGTGCTGAAAGTGTTATACATAATGAAGCTAATGATTATCGTTCTCTTATTCAACAAAGTAATGGTATTTTTAGAGTTGCTTACACAAAAAATCTAGGAGGCACTTTAGTACAGAAAACATCTATAGATGGGGTATCTTGGAGTAGCGAAAGTATTATAAATAGTGCTAATAGTGGTACTACTTCTTTAATACAACAAAGTGATGGTAGTATACGAGTTGTGTATAGAAGGTCAAGTGATGGTTATTTAGTCCAACGTACATTCACACCTAACGATGCTATTACGCTAACCAACTACGACAAAACAGTGTTAGTCAATTCTAATGAGTCCAAAATCATAGGATTAGAAGCTGGTCTAGCTGGTAAGGAAGTGGAAGTACAGCGAGTGAGTTCTGGTTTAACTGTGAATGGTATTACAATGGCAATGCCTAGTGGTCATACTATAAATGGACAAAGTAGTATATTATTATTTGCAAATAGTATAGCTAAAACAAATAAGTACACAGAGCGCTTCGTATTGCGCCAAACTACAGCGACCACTTGGGCGCTGGTTGATGGCGAGGATAGTGGTGGTAATGTGAATGGTGAATTTGTTATCCACTATGATGGTTATGTAGATATGATTATAGCAAGGAGAGCATACCCAGCAAATGAGTATACAAGCGTTGGGACTCCTATAGATATTTATGACTCTAATAGAGTAGAGGTAAGCATATCATGTATCCCCACAAATTCCGCTTCTAGCATAGAAAAGGCTTGGCTACAAGCCACAAATGCTTTCTTATTTTATACAAATAATGCGGGCAATTTGTACACTGTAGGTTTACGAGGAAAAGTAAGGGCTTAAAATAAAAATAGCAGGGAATTAAAACCCCCTGCTTTTATTAAAAATAGGAGGAAAATGTGAAATTGAAGCCAAGTGATTATTTGTGTTATAGTGACGGCAAGGAGAGTACAATGTTAAATGTGATTGTGGAAAGAAAGAAAAGCTCTTTTGATTGTAAGTTTAATAAAAACTTAAACTCATTTGAGAATAATATTAAGAATAATACTAAAGATATTTTGAAGTTATATCAAGGTGATGAATTACTATTCGAGTGTGCAGTACAGTCTGTAGCTAACCACCCTAGTGTAACTACTGATAATAGTATTAGAGCTGGTAAGTTTGAAATCAAATTGTTTGTAGAGAAGAGAGCGTTTTGGAATAACGTGCATGGAATATGTAATACTACTACTAAGAATGGAATTGCTATAAATGAGAATTCTGTTAATGCAGGAAGTCCAGATAGATTTCTGATACATGATAAACAGAAAAATAAACCAGCATTAGAGAATACCGAGACTAGAAACGCATATAGTGCTGGCTGTTTGATAATAGCTAGTGTACACATGAATATGATGAATAAGATCCTAGTAAATAAAGGATGTAAACCGGGTGATGTTATTTTAGGTTATGTTATAGAACTGTAAGATTTATAGGGGGAAATAAAATGATAACAATAAAGGACAAAGGAAAATACAAAGTAGCAAGATGTACAACTACAAAGAAAGAACAATGCGTAGTAGTGATAGCAGATGCTCATTGCGGTGCACCTACTTTCAATGAAGAAGTATTTAAGAATGTAGTAAAGTATGCAGTAGATAATGATGCTTTAGTTATGCTACTTGGGGATCTAATTGAAAACGCTACTAGAACTAGCGTAGGTAGTGCAGTGTATGAACAACTAATGCCAGCTAAGGATCAGATAGATAAAATAGTAGAATTACTTAAACCCATCCCGTCAAAGAATTATATTGGTGGTGTAACATCGAATCACGAAGATCGTACTATGAAAGCATCAGGTGTAGATTTAATGAAAATAATCTGTGAGAAATTAGATTGCCCTTACTTTGATAAAGAGTTATTCGCTATCATTACGAAAGAAAGAGAATCCGCATATACTATTTATGGTACACATTCTCAATTAACTTCTTCTACTATTGGCGGTGAATATAATACAATAGAGAATAAATGGTTTAAGATGATAGATGCAGATATTGTTTGTAAAGCTCATTCCCATTCACTTGGGCTATCAAGTGCATATCAATCACTATGTATAGATTCTTCCAATGTAAATGTATCTATGAAAGAGCGCTGGATAATGCTAGCTGGAAATTATCTTGAACGTCAAAATAGTTATGCGGCAAGTATACCAGTAGCACCTAAACCTATTGGTACAGTAGCAATGTGGCTTGACATGAGAAGTGGACATAAAGATGTAAAAGGTATCTTTGTAAAGTAAATTTAGTATAATTGTAATGATCCCTACTGTATGTTATAATATACATATAGCGAAGAGAATAACTCAAGCAGATACCTAATAAGTGTCTGCTTTTTTTGTATCTAAATAGGAGGTTAAAAATGGAAGTAAAGGAAGTTAGTAAATGGTCGATGGTTTTGGCTATCGTTTGGATCATGGTTAATACAATAGTAAAAGGTGTACTACAAGCAAAAGGAATGGAGTACCTAAGTATGGTAGATATTCTATTATCTGGTATACTTATTCCGGGTGTATTCAGTCCAGCGTATATCTCAATCTGGATAGACAAGATTAAAGCAATCAAAGAAGCGATATGAAATGGTTAAAAAAGTCTTTTACTTTATTGCTACTCTTTTGTTTCTTTCTCTCATTTGCCTTTGCATCGGACAGTATGCTAGTAATAACAATTACGCAAGAACAATACAACAAGCTAATGAGCAATATGCAGAAGCTATCCGATTGCAACAGGAATCTATCAGAACAGTTGAAGAGCTTAGAAGGGAAAATACTTTACAGCAATCAAGAATTGATGGTCTTACAAAACTCGTTGGAAGCCTCGAAGCTAGACATAGAGAAGATGCAGAAAGAATTGCTAGACTCCAAGAACTCTTTACTAATATCGGAGCAATCCTACAAGGAGCTAGAAATGAAGTTACAGAAAGCGACAGACTTATACGAGAGTCAATACAAATCCTTGTCGAAATTGGCGAGCGATTTACACTTGAGACTGGAAGCAAAGAAGCTGGAATGTAATATAATGTATGGGGTTACTGGTACGAGCGCAGTAATAACAGTAGTAGTGATAATAATGTATTTATTAAAATAGGAGGACAAGATGGCAGGAAGTTTTGATATTATAATTGAACAAGGTTCTACTTGGTCGATGCAGATGCTTATTGAAGATATAGTGGCTGGTGTAGCTACTCCAAGAGATTTAACAGGGTATACAGGTGCAATGAAGATTAAAGCATCAGCTAGTTCAACAACAGAATTAGCGAGTGCTTCCTTTGCACTTTCAGCTACTCCTATAGATGGTAAATTCACTTTAAGTTTAAGTGCTTTACAAACCTCTGGAATACCGACTACAGGGGCTACATTCAACGCATACGCCGATTACGTGTATGATGTTACTTTAACCTCTGGTGGTGTAACCAAGAGAATCGTCAACGGTTTAGCAAGGGTTAGTCCGGGAGTTACAAAATAATGAAAGTAACAATAACAGAAACTAAAACAGTAAATGTAGTGAAAGATGCTTCTACTAATGTGGTTAAAGTTACACAGCAAGAAGTTAATACATCTTTCTATTTGGAGGATTAAATGTCAGTAATGAATGCAAGAGATGGAAGAAGGGGTTGGGAATTCATTACTACTTATACTGGTGGTACGAATCAAGAGCCAGTAGAACTCCCTTTTGAAGCACAAGGATATAGTATACAATTAGATCCTACAGGTGGTTCGGCAAGGGTAGAAGCGAGTAATAATGGTACTGGTTGGATTCCGTGGACAGAGGGTGATATAAGCAACTCTTCCGCTTCTTTCCTAGTACCAATGCGCTATATTAGAGTAGTTCATAATACAGCAACGTCTAGTAAATTATCCATATGGGGGCGTTAAATGGCAAGTACAGTATGGACTAAAGTTTGGGGCGACATAGTAGTTAATACAGGTGGTTATCCTGTAGTAAATACTTATGCTGATTTACCAGATCCATTATCTAATAATGATAAAATATATGTAGTTAAAACTGCAACTGGTACATTTCCTTTTAATAGGAAACCAGCAGGATTATATCATTCTAACGGGGTATCATGGGATTACATGAGCGTTTACCCGGATATAGTAAAAGATGGTAATTTTGGAATACAGAATAGTATAGATGGTACGAAGGTAATGAAATTCGATGCTTCTGGTATTACTACAGGAACAACAAGCACTGTTAAAATATCTAGTTATAATCAAGATATGACAAATCCGATTGTAGATACAGAGAAGTTTAGTATATTCAATCCTAACCCAGCTTACGAAGAAGGTAAAGTATTTTACGATAATACTAAACACGCTTTAAGCTATTACAATAATGAATCTGATGTTACCGTTACATTAGGACAAGAACATTTAATTCCAGTAAGAAATGAAACTGGTGCTACTATTCCTAATGGCGCAGTAGTTTATCCTAGTGGTTTTGGTTCTGGTCAAATATTAGTAGGATTAGCAATCGCTTCTGATAAAGAAAAATGTAGATTGATAGGTGTAACAACACATGAAATTCCTAATGGCGAAAATGGGTATGTTACTAAGTTTGGTGAAGTAGGGAGTCTTAATACTACGGGATATGTTTCTGGTGATATACTTTATTTAAGCGCTACAGTAGCAGGGAGTCTTACTAAAGTACAACCAACAACCTCTAACTACATAACTAGAGTAGGTGCTATAAAAATAGTAGATGCTGTTAATGGTTCTATTGTAGTAGATTCACAAACTTCTGGACAAACCGTAGAAGCTACAGAAGATAATGGGTGGTCAAAAACTAATTTACCTACACTAGCCTTCACCGATGTTAATAGAACTTTAACAATTACACCAACATTAACCAACTTCTGTTTTTATCAATATGGTGATAAATATTGTAAAACTACAGATAGTATTCAGTTACCAGATACAGAAGGTATGTTTGCTATCTATTATAATTTAGGTACATTAGCTTATGTATTAAATCCTACAAGCGCACAAGTAGCTGTACTGATACAAAATAATCCTATTGTTGCTTACGTGTATTGGAATGCTGTCGACAATAAAGCAGAATATGTAGGCTATGAATTACATCAAATAGGAATGGATTGTGAGACACATAGATACTTACACTTTGCATTTGGGGCTAGATACTTAAACGGATTAGCGCCTAATACAATTTCCGCTGATGGTTCTGGCGCATTAAATGCTTCTGCGCAGTTTGGTATAGACGCTGGTGCTATTGCCGATGAAGATATTTACTTATCTACTCCTGCAATAGCTTCTACTACTGGTTTACCAATAGCTTACTTAGCAGGCACAAGTACAAATCCAGTTCTAAGACTAAGTACTAATGCAGGATTCTCTGTATTAACAACAGGTACAGGTAGAATTGCATACAATCAATTAAATGGAAGTAATTATCAACTAACAGAAGTACCTAATGGTAACTTTGTTTTATACCATATAATTTCTATAAATGAAAACAATGCAGGAAAACGAGTATTTGCTTTTATGGGTAGTAATCAATATACTACTATAGGTAATGCTAGAGCTGGCGCATTAACTGAAATCACAACCTTACGTGCAGTAGGTATCTTACCACAAGAAGTAAAAGCAATAGCAACGTTTATATATGAAACTAAAGACGTATATACAAATGCTGTAAAAGGTATTATTAGAACGATTTCCACAGGTGTTAATTACGTGGATTGGAGAACTACTTACTTGAATGGCTCTAGTGGTGGTAGCTCTGGTGGTTCTACTGGTTCAACAGTATTTACCGATGATACTTTCCGAGTAGTAAATAACTTAGATTTTACTAAACAGTTAAAGATAGATGCTAGTGGTATTACTACTGGACAGACTAGAACACTTACTATACCAGATAGAAACCTTAGTTTGAAAGATCCTATATTCGATAGTATGAAAGTAGTAGGTTTATTAGAATATGCTGATAATGCTACAGCTATAACAGCAGGATTAGTAGTGGGTGCTTTTTACCGTACAGGAGATTTATTAAAGATTGTACACTAATGTATAGTTGAAAACTTTCTCTCTTTATGTTACTATTAAGTAAAGGGAGAACACCAATAGGAGGTAATTGTGCCAGATGATAAAAACTGCGAGCTAGAAAGTATTGTGGAACAAATTAAAAACATAGTAGGTGATAAACTAGACAAATTCGAGAAAGATATTAAAGAATCAATGAATGAACTAAAAGTTAAAGTAGATGAGGTACATATGAAACAAAGTACGCAATCGGAAAGACTTAATAGTATCGAAGCGAAAGTTGCAACGTGTGATACCTCAAGAGTAGAACAAGGCAAGAGACTAGGGGAAGTAGAACGAGACTTTGCTATATTCAAAGCGGTTCAAGCATCTAAAGAAACTACAACTAAGGAAATTAAAACTGAAAATACTGGATTTATTAGATGGTTGCCATCAGTAATCTTCGGTATTTGTGCATTAGTATTCACCGTATTAAACTTTATAATGTAATAAAAAAGCCCTTATATAGCTTTAACACTATGTAAGGGCTATTCTTTTAATCCATCTGCATCCAAGTCATACATTCCTGCATAAACTTATCTTCTTCCTTTTCATAATCTGCATCGAAATCCACAAACTTAATTACTGAAATAGAATCGAAAGCATACAACATGACATCATCAAAAATATCATCTACCATAAAAGCCTCATCACTTACGTCAACAACATTACCGACCATCTTGTGTTCTGTATTATGCTTTGTATAAACAATAATACCCATTGGGTGTTCTACTTCAAGATACTGCATTACCATCTCATTCATTTACGCTCTCCTTTTATTCAATTCTTCCAAATTCGCCATGATATAATGGTACTGCTTTACAGTATACCTCGTAAGCGAGTTCTGGTGTAAGGTGTACCCCTAAATAAAATACTTTACCATTAGCTCTTATTTGTGCTTGCCATTTTCCAGTTAATTTATGATAGCTAACCCCTTTATAACCAGAAGTATTATTACTTTTTCTCTTTTGATTCCTGCAATTTTCAGCATTAGTGCAAACTCTAAGATTACTCTTGCTATTATTTAAGGTATTTCCATCTATATGGTCTACATATTTACCATCTCTATTAGTACATCTCATTAAATAACGATGTAATGTTGTGGTTTTCCTTTTGCCATCTACCCAAATATGCCCTTGAAAGTAAATTCGCCCTTTCGCTATTTCATGTTTTCTTACATTCCATGTAATTTTCAAAAAGTTCTCAAAATCCGCATCATCTATAATTGTTTCATAATCACTGACTTTTACTATCATTCCATCAATTCCTCCTTAATATCTAATAACCCACCAGTCTTACTTACAATAAATCGTTTATCTGCTATTTCCATCATATTAACATCATGTGATATAATGATTAGTTGAATACCTAGAGACGTAGAAAGTTCTCTCAAAGTCTTATACAACTTAGGAGATAAGTCTTTAGATAAACTTACTAGGGGTTCGTCAAGAATGAGAACTTTCCTTTGTTTAGAAATAACAAGTAAGGCTATTCGTAGCATTAAACCCAGCGTCTCTTGTAATCCGATACCATTACTATATGTAGGATCTAACTCCTCTTCCGTAGCAATATCTACTAAAACAATCCTCGCCTCGGTTTTGTTTCTCTTAACCTCAAAGATAATTTCAAAACGATACTGATTCGGGAATATACTCTGTAAAGCTACATTAACGATAGCTTCCAGATTGAACTTAATTTGTTCCTGTGTTCGTCTCGCTGTATCTTGAACTACTGTTTGTGCTTCCTCTATAATCTTAATCTCTTCTGTAAGATTATTAAGTGTATTCAAAAGATCCTTCTTTTTAGTAAGAAGAATCTCTTGTTTAACTAACTCGGAAGATACATACTTCTTAATAGCTTGTATATCCATTAGAGTTTAATACCATGCTTTTCAAAGATAGCATTTATTTCTTTTTCAGCTTTTTCTTTGTCTTTCTCAAAGTTATCAATTTCATCTTGTAGGTTTTCAAGTAGATCGTCAATCTCTTCAATAGATTCGATATTGAAATCCTTTTTCAATGTTTCCATAACAGAAGAAAGCCTACCTTCATTCATAGATACTTCTTTCTGTAATTCCTCAATCTTCTTCTTAGTGCTTTCTAATTCTGCTACTGTCATTATTTACTCCTTTGTGTTTTTCCAAATTGTCTTTCCATATGAGCTTGTACTTCTTTATCTATTTTCTTTTGTCTAGCTTTCCAAGTTAAAAGAGTCCAATTTTTTAGTACAAAATAAATAATTAGATATACTGGTATTATAAGAATAAGTAATATAATAAAAAAGGTATTTATTACAAATAATGTAAAAGACTCAAAACCCTCTACTATGAAAACCCACAAAGCTTCAAATATATTTCTATACGATGCACGTAAGGTTACTTTCTTAAACTGTTCTTTAGTCATATAACCCCCTATAGATTTAACATGAGCTTGATTTCTAATACCAACTTGAGAATACACCAAGTTATTCCGAGTATAACGAGTACGGTAAATAGACCGCTCATTATTGTTTTAAGAACACCTTCACTATTTACTGCCATCAGATAACTCCTTCGCCTTAGCCAAGTACCAATCGGATTTTCCCAAGTCCTCAAGTGCGTCAATCTTACTACCAGCTCTCATTTTATATTTGAAAGCTGTAATATAACAATGTGAAGCTACTTTTTCCTTACCCCAAATTCTAATCATCATTTCAATAACCTCGACATCAAAATCTTTATAATGCTTCGGGTGGTTAACCATGTCTGGTTTAGGAGTTAAATCAGTCCAACCATCTTTAGATACTGGTTTCTCCTCATTTTTATTAACCCATGTAAACGTGTCTTTTTCTTTCTTCATTGTACATTCTCCTTATTTTAATCTACCAAACTCACCATGATATAATGGAACTGCTTTACAATATGCTTCATATGCTAATTCAGCAGTTGGAAATAAACCAAGTGACATATACTTTCCTTGCGCCACTATTTGTGCTCTCCACTTACCTGCTTGTTTATGCCAATAAATACCTTTATAAGGGGAAGTACTATCACTATCTTTTTTCCTATTCCTACAATTTTCAGCTTTAGTACATACCCTAAGATTATCAGTATCATTATTCAAAGTATTACCATCGATGTGATCCACTATTTTTCCATCCCCATGTACACAATCCATAAGGTAACGATGTAATGGTATAGTTGTTCTTTTACCATTAACCCAAATATGAGCCATAAAATAAACAAGCCCCTTATCAGCTTTTCCTCTATGCGGATGCCATTTTAATTTAGAGAACTTCTCAAAATCTCTATCTTTTATTGTTGTTTCATATTCTCCTACCTTTACTAGCATTTCATATATTCCCCCATTTTCTAATTTTCTTTACTACTTCTTCTTTACTTTTTATAAATACCTTTTCTAAGTTAGCAATAAAATCAAGCCCTTCTATTTCTGTATTAGATAATTTCTTAATCAGTTTTTCAGAAGAATCATCTGAATCACTAATATAGTAGTCCTCTGTAAAGAAATCTACTTTGGGTAAAAAGATTCTTTCTATAGTAAAATCATCATTCACTTTAATAAAAGAACAATTATAATCCATAAACTTTACAGTTTGAATAGTAACGCAACCACACATATGAAAGTTCTTAGTATCATAACCAGTATGTATATCACCAGCAATAATAATCTTTGCACTAGGTAACATCTTAATAACATCACTAGCAAACATACCAGTGCAGTTAGGGGGCATCGTTCCTTTATTTTGCCATATATCTTGGTGAAGGAAAACTATCTCTTCGCCTTTGTCTACGATTTCTTCTCCAAAAGGTATCGTTCCCTTGTACTTAGTGGAGAGATCCTTAATTCTATGATCCTCGATAGTCTGTAAAGTGTAATAACTACATTCCTTAGACATATTACGATTTAGTAATTCATGGTTACCATTCATTATATAAACAGTCCCCTTACACTTTTTTATAGAATCCAGAAACATATTAGTAAGCTCTTGTGGGTTTACAGCACGATGAAATATATCCCCCACAATAGCTAAATCATCATCTTTATCAATATGTGATAGGATAAACTCCAATGAATCCCTTTGATACTTTAACCATTCTACTTGACTACCCTTGAATACACGAGGGGGTGTTAGTCTTAAATGAAGATCAGCACAAGCATATAACATTATATAGTTTCCTTACCACATGGAGAGCCGTCAAGAAAAACATAGTCTGAAAGAAGATCACTAAAATCTATAGACCAACCTACTGCCAAAACCCCTCTTGTGATAACTCTACCTATTATAAAAACATCAGATGCTATTTTATGTTTTACCACCTTACCAATAAGCTTTTCAGCATCGGTAAAGTCAAAAGGGATTATCTTAGGCTCTGGCTTAATACGGTAAGTATCATCTTCCTCAAATGTAGGATATGACGTATCTACCCATCTTCCATCGTGAGTTCGATACTGAATAGGTTTCCCATTAAGGAATTCCTCTACTTCTTTAGCCCATTTATGGTAGCCCCTAGCTTTTCTTATTGCTTCTCTTCTCATATCCATATTATTTCTCCTTTAATTAAGTTGAAGTGATTATTAGGATTTTTCCCTTAATTCTAAGGTTGCTCCTTCTTCGTTTTCATCAGTAATTCCTACTCCTTCTATGGCATTTTCTTCATCGAGAATGAAGCAATCTATTGTTTGCAATAATCCAAGCCCCTTCACGATTACTTTACAGTCATAACATATTTCACCCATATAATATTTATCTTCTGTAGCAGATATTCTTTGATATAGATTCCCTTGTATTGTCTCTTTTCCGCATTTAGGGCATATCATCTTTTCTCCTTTGTATATACTTCTATTTCCTTAGTCCATTTAACATAACCAATAGCATTACTTCTATCCATATTACTTCTCCTTATAAAGTTGAAACCGTAAATACACACTATAGTCTACTCTTTATTCAATACAGCACCACACAATACACACACATCTGGCATACTCTCTTTAAGATTAAACAGATCTGTATTTAGTTCTGTAATACCCATATCAAGTTTACCAGCACTCTTATATAAATCACTAAGAGCTTTATGCTTCTTCTGTGCTTCTTTAAGATTATTGCACACTTTAACATTATTGTCAAGTAGTGTAATCAACAATTTGTAAGTATCTGAATTCTTTATTGATTCAGTATATTCTACAACCAATTCTTTATTCTCTACTAAACCATTCCGTTTCTTCTTAACATCAGATAATAGTTTACTAGATTCAACAAGCATACTAATCTTCTGTAGTAACAAAGTGTATACATCTTTATTCCTAACTCTTTCTTTTAGCAACTTCATATCATCTTTGAGGGATTCTAACTTCTCTACTTTACCAGATACAGATTCCTGTTTAGTCAAAATCTTTTCATACTCAATAATGATAGGCTTAATCTTCTTGACCAATTCTTCATTCTCTTTAATACTACTCTTTAACTTCTTAATACTGGTTGCATACTCAATCAGTTTTAATTGCTTCTCTTTCCTAGCAGTAATATTCTCTTGTTTCTTTTCATACTTCTCTACTAATAAATCTAGTTTATCTAAGTATGAATCGTAAAGAGCAATCGCTTTGTCTGTAGTAAGTAAATCATCATTAGTCTCTTTGATTTCTTTATTACAGCGTCTACGATCTGATTCTGCTTCTGCCATGAGTACATCAATCAAATCTAACTTAATAGTCTTATTGAGATACTTGGCAACTTCACCAGCAGAACTACTAATTAGGAAGGTAGGCTCTTTCTGTTTAGCTATGTTAATATCTGATAGCCTAGAGAGTACTTCAACCTCATTAGGAACATCTACTCCAAAAGTAGAGAACTCTTGTTCTTTTACTTTGTACAAATTATCTTTACCCACCTTCTCTCGAAGTAAAGTACCATCGTCGAAAACTAATTCAACTGATGTAGCTTTTTTAGGTAAACCATCTTTATCCCTATTCGCATAGTTTATAAAGGAATTACCAGTAGGTCTATTTGTTAAACCCCAATAGATAGATCGGAAAATAGCAGTCTTGCCACTATCCGAACTGCCATTTATAATGTTAATTCCTTTGTCGAACTCTAAGTAAGAATTCCTATGCGCTTGGAAATTCTTAATAGTAACGCTTTTAATCATTCTTTGTTTTCTGCCTCCCATTGTTCTAGTAGTACATCAAGTACAACTGATTGTTCTTTTGTTAATTTAGCTTTAATAGTATAAATATCTGTTTTCTCTTTAGGTCTTTTAATGAGAGTGTCTTTCCAGTTATGGCAAGGATGCACTATCCTAGCGTCTCCTCCACTTGCAACCCATCTATTTGACCCTTCAATCGCCATAATGCGTGGTCTTTCTGTGTATAGATACATAGCACCATTACTATTGGTAGCCACCCACTTATACTTCTTATCTACCGTACTCCAATCAAACTCTTTCTTTTCCACTTCTTTCTCCTTAAACTCTGTACAGGAAATTAACTTATACATTCCACGATTAAAACACCATACCTGATTACAGTCTTTACAGTTAATCATAACTAAATCTCCTTATAAAAAAAGGATAGCATAAAGCTATCCTAATGTCAAGTGCTAATTACAAAAATAATACGAATGCTAAATAAATAGGAGGTGCTATATCCATAGAAACAGCTAAAACAACATCTAGTACATTTTCTCTTTCCTTAGTACTCTCTTGTTTAACTGCTACTGAATCTATACCCGGTATTTTAGCAATCTCTTTTCTTTCCTTATCTATCTCATCTAAAACCTTTCCACAAGCGTCATAGCGTGTCGTAGCGAGGTTTAGTTGCCCTTTGACTGTAATATACTCCTTACTCTTAATATCGTTCAATAGTGGCTTAATTTGCTCTTGTAGCATATCTCTATTAGCACCTTCTCGAACTTTATCAGCTTTAACTTCAATCTCTTTAGCCTTTAACTCTATCAGTCTTTCCCTAGCTCTTGTAACCTGTTCTATATTGCTGGCGACGGCTACTTCGGTGGTTTCTCTATTATAAGCCAACCCGTCTACCGTCACCAGTATATTGATAGTAGTAAAGATTAACATGAGTATACTAGCTAAACCACACATTAACCATTTCCGTTGTTTCCATGCCAATACCATTATCTGTGGAGCGGAATAGGTTACAAGTACGATAAATGCAGTTATCACGTAAGAAAAGAACTCATTGTCAAACCTAATGAAGTAACCAAAAGTATAGCCAGAAGAACGTAATAAAGCAAGTCCTGATATAATAGCTGAAAGGATCTTAATAAATATAAGAACTCCGCCTATTTTAGCTATTATATGTTTCTTAGCTGATTTTTTCTTATCTGGTACTTTCATAGTTTCAGCTATCAGTTCTTTAGCTTCATCTATAGGAACACCTATAGCACTAGCCACTACATCAGCAGGGGGAGTGCCTCCATAGAATGAAGCAATTCTTTTAATCTCTTTCCTTATATTGTGTATGGTCATAGGGTTTTCCTGAATAGTTTAGCGAATGCTTCCCATGTCAATACTACTATAGGATTCCCGATTCGCTTACTTTTATGCACAATAAGAAAATCTCTACCTTCTTTAGTATTAGCTTTTGCTTGTTCTATTACAGCCCCTACAGAAAATGATTCGGTATTCTTACATTCTACATCGTAGGGGAATCTTTTATAAGCACTTCCACGTAGAATAATATCGTTTCCACTTAAACCCATCTCTCTTGAATGAATCTCACATTGTTCATCTTGATTATCGAAGGGAACCTCTAGTAAAGAAGATAATTGCTCACATACCCACTTTTGTAAAAAAATTCCTTTATTTTTTGCAGATCTAGGTTTAATCCTAGTATTAGCTGTATTCATTTTACTTCTTAGTGTTTTGCTTGTACACTTAGCTAGAATTTCAGCCCTATTTACATCCGTTAGATTTATAAACTTACTTGCCATTAAAACCTACTCTTGCGAACTTTAACTTGCTCACTAGCTTTGTCCTCTATAGCTTCCCATTTAGCACGAACTCTATTATTAAGTTCCTCCTCGAGATTATTCTCTTCTATAAAAGCTATAAGTTTTTGCTTAGTTACTGGCTCATCCCCTTCGTTCCATACAATACCTTTCTCTAGCTTCTTGGCAATATCACCAGTGCCTTTAGTTCTTAAATCAAAAAGAAAGTCTATATTGGTAGATATATTATCAATGCCATAACCAAACATAAAAGTGACGAAACATTCTCTAAAAGGGCGTTCTGCTTTAAGTTTAGTATTTTCCATATGAATTAAAACACCAATAGGTAAACTACCTTCTGCATCACCATTAGACATAATATCTCTACGTTTCTTTAATCGGAGAACACCATCACAATAGAATTGCAATGCGTCACCACCAGCCCTAGTTTCCTTTGGCTCATATAAGCCAGCATTAACATTAGTACGAGTCTGTGAAATGATAATGACTAAACAGTTTTTCTTTTCACACATAGATGCAATATCGGGAAAGAACTCGGTAGATAGAAATTTAGCCTTACCCATCTTGTATGAATCTTTTTTGAATTCTTTATTACTTTCAAAAGCTTTCATACGCTCTTCACTCATTTTCTTTTGTTCTTTACTTTGTAGACCATCTAAACTATCTACTACATAAATACTGAATTCATCCTCTTTTGCTTTTTCAACAAAAGTTTTAACATTACAGAATAGTTCTTCTACTGTTTCTGATTTAGTAGTTTCCTTTTCTGGCATTATATCAAATCCATAGAGTCTTTGAGTATTGAAAGGCACAGATGATTCAGAGTTATCATAGTTCCATCTTAGCTTCTCACCAAACATTTTTCTTGCATTAGCTATAACTTCAACAGCTAGGAATGATTTAGCAGAACTAGAACCTCCCCAGAAGTTCCAGATAGAATAGTTATTAAGACCCTCTACTCCTTTATCACCACCAGCCATTAGATCAATCAGTAGTGCGCCTGTAGGTATTCGTGCTAATTGTGCTTTTCTTTCTTGGAATAATTTCTTTGCTTGTTTTCCTTTTTCTACCTCTTCTAATGGGCGGTTTGTACCAGTCTCCATTGGCTCGCTTTCTAAACTTGCCATTACCTGTTCTGTAAGTGTATCTGTTCCTGTATTCTTTTTCATGTATATATAATATCTCCTTTAATCCGACTGGAATAACTATTGTTTTTACATTGCTTATCTTTAGTAAATTCAGTGTTTCTTCTTCATTGTATCTTCCATATTTATTTAGTATAGCATTCAATGTGATGTAACCTTTAGGAGGTTTCTTAGGATATAGCACTAACTTTAATGTTTCCCTAGTTTTCTCTACATCATAAATACCATCTTCATAGAAGTTATATTTAATTCCTAACTCTTTAAGGAATTTCTCTTCTACTGTGATATTGAAAGCCATCTTAATATACAAAAGGACTTCCCCGAAAGGAAGCCCTTTTTCGTTGGCACTAAATAAATACTTGTCTATTTCTCTAGTGTCTTTCATTTAGTTATTCTTTACTTTTCTTGTACTCTTTAGAAGCTCGGCGACATTTATGACCTTCTTCACAGTTTTCACATTTTTCGCTGTCATAATCGTAAGATTGACCAAACTTGCCTTTAGAAAGTAAACATTTGAAAACAGGCTCTTCATCCTTATCTTCATCAGCTTCTTTCTCTTGGAATCCAGTCTCTTCTGCTTCCTCATCATTAGATTGCTTGGTAGCCTTAGATTTCATAGGAGGAGCTTCTTCTTCACTTTCATCTTCGTCGTTACCTTGTAGGATTGCCATGATTTCATCATAGGTATCAATCTTGATACAAGCACCTAAATCTACTGCTTTGTCCATGACTTCTTTATCCATAGGATCTTCCATCTTGTCAAAGTTAAATGCTGTGTACTTGGGATTTTCACCAAAAGATGATTTAATCATTTCAACATGGAAGTCTACTGAATAACCTTCTTTTAATTCACCAAAAGGAATACAATCAATTCCTTTTTTAGCACCACGAGACATTGCTGTGGTAATAAGATCTTTCTCAAAGAAGAATGTAGATTCATCAAAAATCATAACATCTTTCTCTTTTGAGTTCATATCAATAACATTGTAGATAGCTCTTTTCTTTGGTTTAAGATCTTTAGCTTCCTTGCTGTCAAAGCCAAATTCTTTCTTAGCTTGTTCATATGCTTCACAGATCGGGCAAGCCTTACCAAGATTTCTAGGGCATACTACTGTTTTCTTACCTACACCTACATAATTGTGTACATCATAAATAAGATTGTATGAAGTATCACCAACTGTAGCACCCCTTTGACAATTAGGATCTTGTTTAGAAGTGATTTTGTATGGTACGAATACCAGTGTGTAATCAGCTTCCTTTTCTTTCTTTGCATTGAAAATCTTAATCTTTGGGTACTTAGTAAGGTTAAAACCTCTAATACCAAAACCACCACCTACATTCTCTTTGCTTGACTTGTACGCATTAAATGCCATTCGTTGCTCCTTTGCCTCTATCGGCTGTTTGTACTACTATATTAACATATTCTTACATACTTTCCAATTATACATTTAATCTAATATTATCCAATCTGTTGCAAGAATATCCGATGTACTTGGTGTCCACATAGCAACATCACTCTGGGCTGTAAAAAGCTGAAAGTAAGGTCTAAACTTCATTATAAGCCCTTCTGGTACATGATGGGATTCCGCTGTATTTTTATTAACAGGGATTCCCTCTGGGTAGCCTTTCTGATAAACAGCATACATACCTTTCCCATTCCAACCATAACGGCTTACTCTCTTTCCGGCTTTAAGTGCTTCTAAAGCAAAACTAAAATTATAACCCATCTAATACTCCTTATAACTTTTCTGCTTGCTTTACTGAAAAGTAACCGCCTGACCATAGAGTAGTAAGATTGCCTATATCCTTAGACTTATCACGGAACGCTTCCATTGCTACTTCTAGGATATTTAATTCTGCCTTAGCTTCAATGTATGCTTGTTCAGCTTCCTCTACTCGTTTATCCGTAACTACTAAACTTTCCATTACCTTTTCAGTAACTTTCAAATCCGCAGGTGGGTTGCGCCGATATTCCAAATCCACTTCACCATAGACTTTCGCTACTCTACGTTTAGCATAATCCACTTCTGTTTTAATCTTAGCTAGTTTCTCGCCATAAAACGCTATATGATTTGCGTTTACCGATGCCTCATCGTCAAGTCTGTACTTGTCGATTGTGCTGTCCTTTACAAAATCTCTTGCCATAAATCCCCCTATTATAAACCATACTTTAATTGAAAGTCTGGGTTTATTACTTTGAAACTAAACATATTAGCCATACCTTTTTCTGCTGGTAATACTGAAAGTGAACGAATAACTATACCTTCTCTTGGAGTTCCATTGTCATAATTACCTTTAGAGAATTCAACCAATTCGTCTACATTCTTAAAATCAAAAGGCATTACACCAACAATAGGCACTAATGGAATATTATATCTTTCACAAAACTGTCTTAAATCATTTAAGCAAAAATAACTATTAGTAGTAGTATCTTTAATATTGAAAATAAAGAAGTGAATACCTTTCAATCCTAATTTATTTCCTTGTATACCTTCACCTGCTTGTTCCCCTTGAATATAAATATCATGCCCTGTTCTCTTTTTATAATCTAAAAGAGCTTCTTCAATCTTATACTTAATAGCAGTCTGGTGATATTTAGAATTGGCTTTATCTTTAGTACCAACCTTTCTTCTCTCTAGCGTAACATTCCTAGAAGTAATATAAAACTCATTCTTATATAAAGCATAAGTAGCGGATTGCCCATCTATTTTAGTAGATATATAAACAATCAAATGCTGAAACTTATCGAATATGTACTGTAAGTTTTGTACACGAGTTTCATCAGTCTTACTTGCAAAAGAAGGGAAATTACCCATAGAAGGTTTTTTCTTCCAAATGATATTAGCGATAAAACGGAAATACTTAAACATGAAGCTCTTGAAAGGATCTGGTTTAGCAGTAACCTCTTCTGCTTCATAATCATCATACTTTACCGCACCAATCAAACTTGTTACGTCTTGTCCTACTTTATAAGTTTTATTGCAAGGTAGAATATGTAAAGGGAATACAATTCCTTCTGAAAATAATCCAGACATTTTCATACACTTAATTCTAAACTTATTTAGTTTTTCATTGTAACATCTACTTCTAAGAAACTCGAATTCTGGTTTAACTGGAAGTAAAGTATCTGATTCAATATAGATAACTAAATCCCCTACCTGTAATTCTGAACTACCAATTACCTTAAATCCAATATCTTCAAAAGATAGATATTTAATTCTATCTTTTCCATCAATGCTCTGTACTTCTTTAATCTTTTGAATTGTACAAAGTGTTCTCATAAATCCCCCCTTAAAATACCGTTTCTACTTTCTTCCTAACTGAATATGCTTTCGCTACTTGGTTTACAACGCCGTTGAAACCAGTATCAAAAACATTAGACATAAAGCACGACTGAATATCTAAAATATCTTTACGATAGTTATTCAATAGCATACTAGCACCGTACCCAAGTAATACCCTTCTAATAGCTTCACCATCGGTCTTACTCTCTTTAGCAATCTTCATTAACTCCATAATCTCTTTATACGTTCCGTTGTTATAAACTGCCTTAGCTATTTCAAATAATTCTGGCGTTGCATTCTCTGTATCTATATAATTCTTTAAGAAATCATCTCTATCATTCGCAGATAGAAAAGGCTCTAGGATAGTCAATGCTTTACGAGCGCTTCCATTAGACATAGCTACAATCTTTTCAATATGAGAACCTTTTACAGTTTCATTTTCTTTCTTGACTATATCTTTAAGTAGATCGAATAAATCATCATCATCAATAGCTTTGAAATCCACTACAGTAGGTCTAGTTTTTAATGCCTTAATTACCTTAGTAGGCTCGGAAGTACAAAGAATAATATAAGTCTTATTCGGTACATCTTCACAAGGCTTTAAGAGCAACTGCTGTGCGTTATTGGATAGCTTGTGCATCTCGTCTAATATATACACTTTAGCTTTACCATGAGGTGTAAATCCCATATTAGAGACTAATTCACGCATGGCATCAACACCAGTATCATCACTACAGTTAATTTCTGTAATATCGAATTCAGTAGCACCAACTTCTTTAGCAATGATTCTGGCTAGGGTAGTTTTACCACAACCAGTTTCACCGATAAATAGAAATGCTCTATTATGGTTTGGCTCTTTTAACATATTCTCTATAGAAGAGAAATCACCGATAATAGTATCAAAAGAATCTGGTCTGTATTTATTATAAATACTCATACTACTCCTTATTTCAAATATTTAAGAATTTCTTCTAAACTCACCATGAAATTCTATAGATGCTTTTTTATATGCGTTATCCGCTAGTTCTATCGTGGGAAATAAACCTAAGTATTTATTTTTACCACTTACTTGTATATAAGCAACATACGCATTATTTTGTTCACGCCAACGAACTCCCTTAAAACCAGAAGTATTATTTCTATTCTTTCTTCTATTTACACAATTATCTGCTTGAGTACATATTCTAAGATTCTCTTTTCTATTATCTAAAGTATTTCCGTTAATATGGTCTACAACTTTACCATCATTAGGTATACAATCCATAATAGTACGATGTAAATATATAGTTTTTTGTTTTCCTTTTTTTCTTGGTGTGTGAGAAGAAAAATAGTATAATTCAAGATGTATACTATTTCTATTTAGAAACCACGCATACTTCATTACCTTCTCATAATCTTCATCATCTATGAGAACTTTATACCCTTTAATGTCTATTTCAATTTCTTGTTCCTCCTCATTTTACTCCTATAACTCTACAAAAAAGACACCATAAAATAGTGAGACTAAATAGTATTAACGTATTTTTAAGATTAAATTTATCATCTTCAATTACATTGATACCCACCAAGCTAGTTACAACTCCGATAACTACACAACCCATTAAACTAAACATACTCTACTCCTTAAATCCACCTAATTTAGCATATTTCTGAACATCTATAATAGAAGTTCTCCACCAGTTTGCTTCCCAATCTCTATCAAATACCATCCATGAAGTTATCAAGTTGCCTACATGGAATAATCCATCTTCTCTATCTGGTGTACGGTAATCACATTGGCGATTGAATATATAAAGATGTTTTAGATTTTTCCATACACCATTATTCCAGCGATTATAAGCACCAAAGAAATTAGTCTTACCTAGAATGATTGCTCTAGGTGCAAGTTCTTTTGACTTCAATACGAATTCATCAAATAGGCTGAACGGAGGGTTTTCGACTATCTGTGGATATTCTTTAGTACACTTTAAGAAGTCTTTTCCTGTAGTTCTAAGATCATCTTCTTCTACTGTAAATCCATCGTTTATTAACGCTTTAGCTAATGACCGTTCATCACCAGTACAAGGATCATAAATCAGTTTAGATTTATCTAATTCTCCTGTAGCTATCAATTCCCATACTAGGGATTTAGGTGTTACATAATAATCAGATTCAGGTCTATCCTTTTCTTGCTTTCTATTTGCATAGGCTTTTCCCATTATATTTCCTTCCAAAACTTAGTTATTTCTTCATTTATCTTTTTAGCTTCTCTTTTAAGAAGGTCTTCTATACCTTCATATCGGTTTTCTTCTTCTATGAAGTCTCTGTCGTCATCTACAGAAGACCAAATTCTAACTCCTAAATATTTTACTGTGTAGTTGTAGCCATCAGACACAACACTAAAAGGAGGGTAAACATATATTGATTCCTCAAAGTATTCATTTAGTATCTTTACAGATTCAAGTAATTCTTCAAATTCTTCATCCATTTATTCTACTTCCTTTAATAACCGTAAGATAGCTTTAGCTCTTCCACCATTCATTCTATCGCAAGCATACTCCAAATGATTCTTCCAATCACCTTCATAACCATAATCATAAAATGGTCCAAAATGCTTTGTATACCATTTTAATGAATACAAAGTTCTAGCAGAAGGGACAGGCAAGTCCCTTTCTGATTCATACCAATTCCAAACAATCTTAGAGTGCTTCTTTAATTTTCCTTTAAACATACTTATTCCTTATCACTAAAGCATTATTTCCATTTCAACTTCACCATTCCAAATTGAGCGAACACGAAACTTTGTACCAATATTTTCTTTGGCAAGTTTCATACAAGCTTCTTTTTCATTGAATGAATCACTTGTTTGAACTTCTTCACATAGATGGCTCCAATTTGCATAGTGTCCTACACAACTATAGCCACGATTCCTGCAATCTTCAATACAAAATCTTTATTCATCTTGTCTCCTTTGGAATTTACATTCCGATACCAGCATATTGGAATTGAACCAATCTGAACCACACTATTGTTACACGTTGTTTTCTGCTGGTAATAACATAGTATCACACTATGTTATATTTGTCAAGTAGCTAAA